CAGGCCCATATTCTTAAAACCGCTGGAAACGCCGCCAGAGGCCGTAGAAGCAGCCTTAGAGATGCTATTGAGCTTCTGATTAACTCGATCAATCTCTGCCTGGAATTGCTCGGTCTGGGCCTTGATTAAGACGTTAACCTCGTCTACTGTGTGTGCCATTATTGTTTCTCCTATTCAATGTGCGCATTAATGTACGCATCGAGGTCTTCAGATCTCGTAAATACCCTACTGGTTGTTTCCTTAGCCATGAAAGGTGATTTTGGATAAGCCTTAGCATGGAATGCCGCCCTTACATATAATCCAAGAGCATGGTTCATTTTGTCTTTTTCTATGATTCTATCTCTGTATCCATCAAGACAATTCGAGAATTGTCCAATAGTTAAATCCCAGTACTCAGTAGGGTGAAGACCGATATAGAATGCTAGTTTTTCTTGGTCTCGCCAGAAATCTCGGAAGTAGGCATAGCTTCTTTCATAGCCTTCTCCATCTCCGCTTTGAGAGTCTTCGAATCTACTGTTTTGCCTAAAAAACCGGCGTCAGCAATTCCTGACATGATTTCGAGCATGACCTTATCAATACCGCTCTTAAATAACTCATCGAACTCTTCAGTAGTTCCACCACCAGCAATAAACAAGAATAATAGGGAAGAGATAGATGGCTTGTCTTGAAGTGAAGAGAACGCATCAAAGAAACTCATTCCTTGCTCTTTTTCAGCTTTAGCAATATTAGAAGCCTTGTAATCTAGTTGAACCATTTTAAATACCTCGATTAAATAATTTCATTATGTGGGATTTACCCCTCCCACTAGGGTTCTAATTAAGCGACTTTGCTAAATGTTGGCTTGCCGGAAAGGCGAAGAGTCAACTTAAATCCATCAACGCCGTCGACAGTCTTCTCACCGTAAGTGAAGTTCTTAACAAATGCCTTGTAGGTAATTTTACGTTTACCTGGAGTTAAGATTTCCCAGTCACGAACCATGCCACTGTCGAATAATGCACGCATTTTCTCGATTTGTGTGTCATCATCCATGTAGCCTTCGAGGTCCTGCGAACCCCAGTCAGCAGCACCAGAGAGGAATTCTTTAGCGCCATCTGGACTATCAAGAGTAGTTACATCAATTTCTTCTTTCTCACCAGTGATTTCACCGATTGATGTTAAACCTTTAATAACAAGGTTGGTTGGTTCACTTCCTGCCTTAATAAGTGTTAGGGAAGTACCCATAGTTAAGCCTTTGGACATAACTTATTTTCCTTATTTGAATTTCACTGCAGAGAATCTGCAGTTAGAGTGGAAAAGCGTTCCTTCTGGATTTGGAACATCCACAGAATGTACTAGTCGATAGTTAATCGTTCTCATCTTAGCCTCGACTTCGCTAAGAATGCGAGATAGGTCAGTACTCTTGTTTGTGAAAATATCTATAACAACTTCAATATCTTGTTTAGCAATCTGGTTCTCTAGGTTATATTCAGGATTATTACTGCCAATCCAAAAGGTGATTACGGGAACTTTAGTAAAGATTGCCTGAGAACCTTGCTGACAGGCGTATCCTAGACTTTTTAGAGCTTTATAAATCTCTTCTTTAGGCTGATACATTATTTCCTCCCTAGACTTGCTGAGATAGCTTCTTCAATCTGTTTTTTGATATCAGCTTCTGATTCCTTAAAGCCACGATACATCGGAGCTCTCGCAGGATAACCATTGGTCTTGATAAACTTCAGCCCTTTATCTGTCTCCAGTGGGTAAACCCAGGGCGTCATACGATAAGTCATACCTTCACCCTTTGGATGAGTCCCTACCGCTTCTCTGCCAACTCCATACTCAACATACATTGCGTACTCTGTTGGGTTCATGATTCCACCAATAATTTCAGAGCCTTTAAGTTCAGCCGGAATCACAGTAAGAGCGCCTCGCAGTTTGCCGCCGTGTTCGTACCTATTTACTGGAATCTTTGGTTTAGTCTTCTGTTCCAAAATCGCTGAAGCACGGTTTACGCCCCTAATGAGATTCCTGATTACTACTGACTTATCAAGTTTGGATTTAAGCTCCCGAATGCCAGTAACGTTAATTGTTACGCTCGCCATTTCACCCCCGTGATGAGCTTATGCGAATCAAAGGGAAGAACTTTAGTTACTTGGTAGATCGTTTCTCCTACTTTGATTAAATCGTCTAATTCAATCTCTACAGAAGTGCTACAAGTGATACTAATATCGATCTTCTCAACAAGGCCCATTTCATTCTGAACTGCTCCGAGTTCATTGAATCGAACATTGCCATTGAAGCTGCGTTTGATATTAGAGCTTGAATCTTCTTGTTTAACAATCCCACCTTCATCATCAATAGACTCAGTCTTATCTAAGATGTAGATGTTCTTGTCATAAAAGATATCAGCGATAATATTTTGCGCGACCCTAGGAAAAAACACGAATCCTCCTATATGGCTTTAAGATATTCGCCACTCCTCCAAATAACTCACTATCTGAAGCGGTTGCAATATAGTTCTTAGTAATATTCGAGAATGTAATAGTTTGCCCATTATCTGAAATAGATTGAATCTTGCTTTCAGTACTAGAACCTGAAAGCTTATCTTTAGCTTCCTGAAGCAAAGAAGAAACAACTCTAACTGATATAGATACTAGTCTCTCGTCATAACGAGGTTTATTATCGTTAGTGAGATTAAGATATAAAGACAAACGATCAGTCATCTCAAGGGCTAGAAAATCCACTAAAGCGTTGCTATCTGCATTATTAACAGTGACGTTAATCGTTTTGAGCTTCTCTTTTAGCTTGGAGATGAACTGATCTTTATCTAACATCCTATTTTCCTTCTGTTTTAACTTCAGGTTCAGACTCAGCTTCTTTAGTATCTTTGGCATCAGCTTTAGTCTTTGCAGCTTTAGGGGCTTCAAGAATTTCCACTGTATAGCCAGCAGATTCAAAATAATCAAGTTGAGACTCACTAATGTCAGCTTCAGCCTTACCGTCAGCAAAAGCCACAGAGGCTGAAACCCCCATGTAATCCTTGACTGGTGATTTGATGATTGCTTTCATTCTATTTCCTTTCTAGTTAAGCGATTTTAATTTTGCGGAGAACGACAGCAGCTTTAGTGGACTTGAGGACTGCTGCGCCAACAAACTCAACCTCACCTTTCTTCACAGCTCCAGCAGTAGAGAAGTCTGGAAGGTAGGTTTTAACCAAAGTGTCACCCTCAGGGCTTACGCCATGGAAGCCATCAATGGCAGCACGAATGGCATAAATTGAAGTTTCACCAGCTGGGCTCTTAGTTTCGATGATTGGATCATTACCACCTGGCTTTGAACCCATAACTACAATCTTTGCAGTACCGAATTTAGCGGTTTCGTTACCAGCTTCATCACGTGTAATTACTAAACCGTGAGCTTCATCGAATACAGATTGAAATGCAGCATACATATCGTTATTCATCAAGATATGAGTTGCATTACCATCTAATTTGCCGAGGGCTTTTCTAAGCATGAATCGGAAAGCAGAACCATTAGCTTTAATTTTGGTAGCATCTGACAAATCGATAGCAGCAGCTGGGCTAATCTCATTAGAAGTACCGGTTAAGATCTTATTCAAACCATCAAAATCAGTTGGGCGAACACCAGAATCACCGTTAATCACTTGGTTATGAAATTCAGCTACAGTGGCTTTAGATTTTTGCTTAGACTGAAATTCAACCTCTTCAACAACCTGATTCTCGTTAGCAGCTAAAACACGGTCAATTTCGTAAGAACCGCCCATGACTTTAAGTTCGACAGAAACTTTATTTGTCTTTGTCTCTTGAGCTGTGTATTCACCGTTGATTGCACGGCCAGCAGCTGTTGGTTGAGTAGTAACACGATTATAGGAATAGGTCAGTGATTTACCACCCTGAGGTTTGACAGTATTATCAAACTCCATGTCGTTCAAAAGTGAAGAAGTCCTAAATTCATCAATTACTGCATCGGTTAGTTTATCTTGGCTGAGATTTCTTGCATCAGCTAATGTAATTGGCATATATTATCCTTTCTTGCCGAAGAGAAGATCAAAAGTGCTAGTTTTACCACCATCTCCGCCTGGTTTAGGTCTACTTGATGGATCAACTGGCGTTTTGCCAATTAGCTTCTTCTTAACTTCTTCTGCAACAGCCTCGTTCCAAACCTTTTCGAATTTATTAATATTTTCTTTGGTCTTGTCGAGGTCTTCGTCTACAATGTAGTCAACAAAGATGCTTGGCATTGACTTCTCTTGTAATATTTCGCGTGCTTCTGCACGATTTTCGCGGATTAACAGGTCGCGTTCCTTACTTGCAAGTTCGCTTTTTAAGCGTTCTTGCTCCTCATGAGCCTTTTCCTCTTCAGAAAGTTTTGCCTTACGTTCATAGTCCGCTAGAGCGTTTTCGATAGCTTTAGCCGTCTTCTCGCTATTTTTGGCGTTAATTTCATTTACTCGTTTAGAGATGATTTCATTAACTTCATCTTGAGAGAAAGTCTTAGACTCTTGACCTTGGTTTTCTACACCAGAATTTTCAGCTTGGTCATTGCTATCTGGTTCGTCTTTGTTGATAATTGGTGTTGGCACAACAATTCCTTTCGATTTATCGCCTCTCGGCTTATTAGTTCCATCAAAAAACGACCAGCATAAGTGGTCGTTGAATCTCAAATAAAAAAAGATCAACTATAACCTATGCGAGTCGTAGATGATCTGACCTCATTATAACATAAAGATTATAGAGATAAACATTAAATTGACAAAAAGTATATTGTGTGCTAGCATGAAACCAAGTAAGTCGACCGGTTTCGGACGTTAGACTGAGGGCCTGTACACTCTATCCTCGACTTAAATAGAGATCTCCGCCATAGGAGATCTCGTCTTTTTATTTATACATTTGTCTTTTTATAAGATAAAAACTTCTTTCGACTTAAATTATAGGCAGTAACTAGATTTATTCGATTATTTGTCTTCTCAAATTCAACACTTATATAGTGATATCTTGAAGATTGTCTAACGATAGCATATCTTTTATTTCCTCTCACCGGAGCAAGATTAATAACATCTTCTCTAGATGCTGTTTGAATTAATCTAAGTATAGAAGATATTTCATGTATTCTCAAAGGTCTCGTATCGTCATGTCCATTTTTACCATAACCTTTGCCAGTGAAGTGCCCTGAATTATCCATATGCAATAGATAGCTTTTTAGTAATACAATTTTCGTATTTGGCTTAACCTTTAATGCCTTTGCTGCTCTACCAGAGATAACTCCAAGCGTCTCTTCTTTTGAGCTACCACTTAAAACATTAGCAAATTTTTTAGTTATTTCATTATATTCTTCCATTTTTTCGATTAATGGAAGTAGATGTTTTCTACCTCCAATATAATCTTTCTGGCTTGTTGTTTTAGTAGTAACGCTAGGTGATATGACCGAATCATTTGTAATATTGTTAGTTGTATTGGGCTTTACGACTATAGGTTCTCGTCCTAACGTTTCATTCTCAATGCGTTTTAGCCACTCATTATACGGCTCGTTATCAACATATTCATTCTCGCCGTTCTCGTTTCTGGCAATTCTAATTGCAGACTCGTATTCTTCGCCAAGATAAGCAGAGACTGTAGAACGACAGTTAGGATGAAGCGGAGGAAGGTTCTCTCCCGCCTTAGCATCCTCAATACTGTAGACTTTTTTATCATGTTCTCGGCAAATATCGGAAGTCTTCGAATCCAGTGTTGCGATAAACTTATATTTTTCAACACCCATAGTTTTCAAGGCTTCAATTTCGGCCTGATTTTGGAAATAACAAGTTTCGGTCTGAACTAACCTTGTAGCCTCATATTGCGTAACGCCAAACCTCTCCCTGATTCCTCTTGCAGTTTTTGAGTAGCTTTCACCTCTAGCAATAGCAGACCCAATAACCTCTTTTAGGGTGTCAGCTAATTTATCTGTATTCTTCCAAATTCTCTCTGAATAATTCCCACCTAAAAACTTAGTATTAAGGACTTGATTTACCGCTCTATTATCTAATCTAGAGAAAGCAGGATTAATTTTAAGGCCTACGCCAGTGTCGTAAATAGTTTTATAGTAAGCATTCTTTATCGTCTCTCTATGGGCTTTAGTTTCGATCTGCTGGTGTTTTAGGCTGGCTTTCTTACTCTCTACCCAGCAATCGGCATAAAGATATTCAAGCCTTGTCATGCGGGCCTTGTAGTTGTCTGGAAGATATTCAGACAATCCGGCTTTTTTCATCTCTCGATGAAAACGTTCTAGGTCGCCATTCGGGATAATGACCCTTAACTTCTCTTGATCAAATCCCCCATCGTCTTTGTAGCAGTTTTTATATAAATTCTTAATGTCTTCAACGATCTTTAACTTTACATCATCATAGACCGCGTGGATGTCCTCTAAATAGGGAACAGAAAGCTTTTCGGCTTCTGTTAGCCTATCTTCAGCACGTTCTCGCCAATATTCATCCGAAGGTAGTCCACGACGATTCTTCATTACTAATCCTCGTCGTTATTTGCATTATTTTTATCCACATTAGGTAATCCAGTTGCATAATTATCATTAAATTCAGGCTTAGCTTCTTCTTTGGCAAGCTTGACAGTTTCCTCACCATCACGAACGAAAGATAACTGACTGACCAGTAAAGCAGAGTCAACGATGCCACGAAGATTATTGATCATTTGGCTTGCCTCATAGTCATTCTTTGGTAGATTGCGGTTAAAGATAGCATCAACATCCTTGGTGGAGATTTCACTAGATAATTCACTCTTGAGATGAAGTACGTGAGAGTAGAGCTTAAATCTTTCCATTAACCCCTTTTCGAAGTAGCGCTCTTTTTTCTTCACATTCTGTTCAAAAGCTAAAAGTTTATAAAGCAAAGCAACGCCAGAAGAATTACCGGCAAAGTTCTCATCACTAAGGTCCGGTGTCATGGAGAATTTATGAATGTCGGCGGCAATAGTCTTGCGTAAAACTTCAGCATCAGCCTCATTAATATTCTTAATCACGTATTCTGCTTTAGCGTCTTGAGGAAGTCCAACAGTACGTTCGCTTTTTAGCTTATCTTTGTCTTCTGGTTCAAGATTAACCCCATAGAACACAAGGATTGCATCAATTAACTTCTCACGATCAATCACACGATCGGATTGCAAAATATTATATGCATCAATGCCAGTAATTACAGATTCATAGTCTCCAGTGAAACGACGGTTATTCACGTATTCAATCACTGGTACAGATCCCATGTTGTGCTGCACAGGTTTCTCTGTGATAGTAAAATCTGCCCCACTAAGCTTAGTCGTCTCTACACAGAATTCATCCCAGAAAGTTAAATCATACTCATCTGCAGTAGGATTGCCGGATGAATCTAGTACGGGCGTATAAGCAATAGCAAATAACTTATTATGTTGAAAAGTATTATCATAGACGACGATCGTATTATAGACATCAAGTTTTGCTGACGAAATATTACCATCGTCATCTAGATAAACTAGTTCATAACCACGACCAAACATACTACAATCTTCTCCAATCTCGGAGTCAAGATCAGAGATAGTTTGGCTTTTATAGACATCAAGAATTGGAGAAATATCCACACCTTTCGAGGCTTGATATTGCACAGGATTGCCAAGTAGATGCCCAACATTGAGAGTCGTAATATATTTGGCAAAATTATGATAAACCACAATGTCATTTGGTTTCTTACGATTAATTTTAGGGTCATTATCAAAATATGACTCCAATATTGCATAATCAGCAATATACTTCTTATGCTTCTCAATCAACTTTTTAATTATGTTTCCAGTCAACTGAGTTCCTCTTGGTAGTGTAAAAGATTTTCGTTTCATTTTCTTCCTCCTAGAAACTTATTGCACGATCTAGTCGTGATTCTTCATTGCTCGACGCCCATGTTGGTCTCCTGTCATCTCCACAAACGAATTCATAAATACTTGCGAGAACATCAAGCGCGTCATCATGAGCGTTCTTACCCTTGCGCTGATAAGACATAACTTGCTTGTAGAACTCAGGGAAACGAGTCCTCCAGTTAGGTGGCATATAGACGTGATTTTGCACCCAGGCTGAGCTTGCAAGGATGCGAGACTCCTTATTATGTGTTTGCGGCACACTCTCAATCTGGGTACGATTAGAGCTATATCGTTCGTTCATAAGCCTTTGAACATTTCTGGCAAAGCCTCGACCACCGTTATTAGATTCGATGCGAGAGACGTTCACTGTGCCACTAAATAAAAGTTCCGCAACCTTAGGTTCAGTCACTTCCATAGCTTCGTCTGAAAATACTAAATCACTAATATAGAACTCTTTTTCGAACACAACACCGTTGATTGAACAAAGAAAATCAGAGCCAGTGTCAGCTGTATCGGTGAAGTTTATGACCTTGCCAGATGGCAATTTCTCCCATTCCTTAAACTCTGAATACAATCGTCCTTTTATATCTATTGGTGTCTGATTATAGTTTGCTTCGAAAATATCGACATTCATCTCACGCTTGATGAGGTTCATGTCTTTTTCGCTCAAGATATCCTCGCAGAGCATTTCACCTTTGTCATTCTGGACGTGATACTTAATAATCTCACATTCATCTCTGAATGCTTCCATAATACGACCTGCGAGATCACGAGAAGACCATCTAGTCATGATGATAATACACTTCTTCTGGCCTTCTAATCGCGAGAGCATAGTGTTCACGAACCATTGATAGGTATTATCTAGTGCTGTTTCGTTGTATGCTTCCTCAGCCGATTTAATAAGATCATCACAGATTAGGTAGTCACAACCAAAACCAGTAGCTGTACCGTTCGGAGAAGTGGCTAAGTATGAGATCTGACTCTGCCCGTCTATAGTCCATTTCTTAGCACTTGCATCACCGTATTTGACTTTAGAAGTGAACATGTCGGAAAAAACGACACGTTCACCCATCTTCTCTGTCTGAATAGTATTTCTGACATTCTTAGAAAACACACTAGCAACATCCTCGTTGTATGAAGCCGTCATGACTCGGCTAGCTGGATTACGACCGAGAAGCCACGCAGTGAGACATTGAGCCGTTAAAGACTTACCATGACGCGGTGGCGCGTTAATAATAAGAAAGCGTTTATTCCTATTATTAATAAAGTTTTCCACAGATTCACAGAACTCTTTAAGATAAGGTCGTTCATCTTTGTAGAAATTAGGGAACAACACCTGACAGAAATCATAGAGATGCCGTCTAGCAAGCTCTAGTTTCGCACCTAACTTGATAATCTCAGCTTTATTCATTATTTTGCCAACTTTCTAAGTTCGTCTTCGGTCAAGTTTTCAAATGGATTGAATACTTCTTTTTCTGAAACGTCTTTAGTCTCAGTCGGGTCATAATTACCATTGAGCTTGATAAGCTTATCAGCAGCCTCTACACACTTCGGGTGGTCTGGGTTACTGGCAATAGCTATTAAGTTATTAATTACATTGAGCACGAGATTCGGGTCATTTGAAGCACGAATCTTCACCTGGTGGCGAAAAGACATATCTTCGGTCGGGCGACCACCATTATTACCAACGGAAAGTTTATTGCCTTTAGAGAAAGTCCCATCCGAGTTCCGTCCGACTTGTACGGTATTAGCTTTCTTTTCTTTTGCTACTTTCTTTGTTGCAACTTTTCTGACAGTCTTTTGAACTGGTTTCTTCGAAGCAGAAACCTTAGTGGGTGTTTCTTTTTTGGAAACAACCACCTTTTTTGCCGAATCGTTCTCCTGTCTTTTTATGGGCATTTTATTGCTTAATTCTCACCTTCCTGTGTTCCTGGATTATGTTCAGCTTCTTTAGGATCTTCCATCACATCTTCTTTCGCTGGAGTATTTTCATTATTAGAGCCATCTGGTGTATGATTTTCTTCTGAAGTATTTTCTGCTGGTTGTTCTGATTCATGCTGTTCAGTTTCAGTTACAGGAGATTCTTCAGCAGTATTTGAGTTTTCCACAGGCTCATCTTTAACTTCTGCTCCCTTAAGTACAAATACAATCGGGTCACCAAAAATCACTTTATGACATTTTTCATCAACAAATTCATCCGTGATGTCAAAATCTAACCCGTAAAAATCAACGATCACACGGCCGTTGCTATCTTTTTCGACAAAAATCTCATATTCCATTTTTTAATTCCTTGTTTTTAATCTATCCATTAATTGAATTCGTCTTGTATTAGTATTTCTACTATTTAGCTCGTTAATTAACTCTTCAATACTTCTGTTCCGCAGTCCTACCCCTTTCTTTCCGAAGATAATAATTTTAGGTCGCCTTAACATCTGATTATCTGTAGGTTCTCCTACAACACCTACTTCAGCTAGAATCTTTCCGAGTGGTCTATAAACTATAAACGCTTGCTCTCTTCTTATTACGGCTCTTAGGCTTGGTATTTTGGCATCAAATATTAACGAGTTGATGGTCTGAACTGCTAAACCCATTAATTCGCTATAACTAAATTCTTCACGGACACGTCGCTTAGTGAAATCAAAAGTACGTTCACATAAGAGTTTTGTCGTTACTAGATATTCAAGTTCGTTAATTCTAGTTGTTAGATCCATAAATTGCTCCACTTAATAGGTTTCCAATAAAAAGACCTCTGAGGAATTGTCCTCAAAGGTCGTAGAAATCTACTTGAATTATAGCATAATCAGAAAAAAGTATTGACATTAAACTCAGTTGAGCTATAATCAAACTAAATTTATGCACTTACAATTACCCTAGTTTCCGCTAGGGTTTTTGTTTCCCCAAAATAATAATGGTTTATTTTGGAGGTTGTTCATTATGTTGGACAATAAGAGAGTATCAGTAATGAGAGCACGTCTAGGTGTCCGTGCTTCTAAATTGATAAAAGACGATAAATTCTTGCCCATGTTTAGAAATCGACAAATAAGGTACAAGAAAGAGTTTGAAGAATCAGTTAAGATAGCTAATAAAAAGCGAAATCCTGAACACTTCTTTGCTAAAATTTGGTCTTGTGAGAATATCGATAAGACACTTAAGATGATGAGGTCTATTATCTATTGTGCGATCGAGAAGGCACGTGAACTTCAAGAGTCAATTAAGAGGATCAAAACCGAACAGGATATTCAAGCGAATCTTAACACTATTGGCTTGGCTCAATTTGCAAAGATGAAGCACGACCTCTTTGGGTTATAGTTAAAAACTCTATAATATTCGTTATAATTCACTCTTAGTGAATACTTTTTGCTATTCATGATCCAAAAAATATGACCATTTTCGTGGAGTGACGAAAATGGTTTGTTCGGGTTTATACAAATCCACAAAAATACCGAACATAAATCAAACAAAAATGATGATCATTTTCGCCAGACGGTGAAGATGATCGCTAAAAATATCAAAATTAATCTCTATATAGAATAAAAAGTAAACTTATTAATATTAAAAAGAATCTATATAGAACATAGATATTAATTAATGGAGGTAGGAAATGGAATAAATAATGTTAGTTAGCGAGGCTTTTATAAACTATAGAGAGGTTGAGATTATTGCGAGGGGGTTGTCGCCAAAAACCTTAGAATCATATGTCTACGCGGAAAAACTAGTTACCGAGTATTTCTCAGATACTGATATTAAAAATATTGCCACGTTAGATGTCGCTAAGTTTTATCAGTATTTATGCAGCTTCCAGAGACCAGATACTGCTAGGGGTAATATTATTTGTTTAAGATCAGTATTAAAAAGGTGTGTACGGAAGGGGTGGCATAATTTAGATGTTGAGGACATAAAAGTCCCCAAGCGTGAGAAGAGAATCATCAACTATTTAACTGAGTCGGAAGTGGATAGATTTATATCTGTAGTAGGTGAAAAATGCCGGGGCTATTCTAACTTTAATAGATTAAGAAATATCGCTATAGTGAGCTTATTGTATGATTCTGGTATCAGAATTAGTGAATTGTGCGGCCTTAATCGCAATAGTATAAAGGACCGGCAGTTTATCGTGATTGGTAAGTCTAAGAATCCCAGAATTTGCTTTATTACGGAAAAGACTGAGCAAAGAATAAAAGATTATCTAGATCTAAGGGATGATAATGATAGAGCTTTATTTATCGCTAACCAAACAAGTAAGCGGATTACTTCTGATAATGTACGTAAGGTCTTCCAGAATGCTTGTGACCGCTCGGATTTCATCAATATTCATCCACATACAATCCGTCATTCTTTCGCTACAAGATTATTAGATAAAGAGGTGGACATTAGATATATAGCAGAACTTATGGGGCATGAAAGCCTAGATACTACTAAGATGTATACTCATTTTTCTAACCCAAAATTAAAGAAAATCTACGAAAATGCCTTGTCATAA